TGTTTTAGCAATAGGAGTTGAGTTTGCTGATTGATTTCGTTGATCAATTACTGCACTTGATTTATCTTGTTTTACTTGCGGTATATTATCTGCACCTGCTGCTTTTGATTTTTCGTTATCAGCTGGACGATTTCCTAACATTGCCGGAATAGATGTAAAATATAAATTGTCAAACTTAAGAGCAAATTTTATAATATCTTCATTTTTTCCAGTATAAATGTAATTGTATTCTCTTTTAATTTGTTGTTTTATCTCTTTAAGATCAATTTTTCCTTGTTCTTGTCCCGGAATTCGAGAATAATGCATTTGATACGGTTCAAGTACATATCTATAATTATTAAAACGAGAATTATTAACAGTATTTTCTCCTAATATATCAGTTTCTAATCGAACTGTAAAATAGGTTACTAATCCATTTCCTTGTTTTACTTTATCTAAATTTTGTAATAAATTTTGCGTATATTTGCTATCTCTAACCACCGCTGCAATACAATCATGAATCTGACTTCCTGCGGTAAAATGTACTGTTCCATTTTTAGGATTAAGTTTACCTGTTGATGAATTTGTTGTAGAATTCGTCGATGCCGATCCCGGAACTGCTGCCGAAATATATCCATCTTTTACCTGAGAAGGTTCTGCCATTTGAAAAACATTAACCGACGTTAAATCATCATTCATTGCAGCATTAATAATATCACTTGTAGAATTTGTATTTGAATTAGATAAAACTGAACTTTTAGTATTTTGAGGATTTCCTACAGTAACTAATTTAGGACAGGAAATTTCATATGTATCATATCCTTTTTGATCAGTTTGTTTGTTCGTACGATCAACAACCATCTGATTGATCGCTTTAAAAAAGTTTTTAAGGACGTCACCTACTGTATTTCCTTCAAGTTTAATATTTGTCGTTAATGCATTAGGTGCGCCTAATCCCATTTGATTTACCGGAACTGAATCAACTTTATAATGCGTTCCGGATTCACTAACATCAACTTCAATTGAGGTAATAGTAATTGGAAAATATCTAGTACTCATTGGAATTATTTCAGGTCGAGCATTTATTGATTTATCTGGCCACCCTTGAAACTGAACTCGTAATGCAAATACTGCGTTCATATAATCACTATATCCTGCTGCTTTGGCTGCAACTTGTAATGCTTCAATAAACCCATTCATACTATATGGTTCAAAAACATCAAATGTAATATTTGTTGCAATTGCTGATCCACTTTGTTGAGTTCCTGCTCCAATTAAACTATCAACTGAAATATTATCAATAAACATGTCAAACCTTCCAGGACTATCAGTATTAAATCCGTTGATTAATCCAGAAGTATCAGTATTATTACCGGCATTAACATTTAATCCTTGATTACTAATTTTAATACCGTTGGTGCCTTTGCCTGCAGAATTTAAAACAGCAAATTGTCTTATATCTCTCTCTAAAAATGAATGATTTGATATTGCTTCAGGAGTTAATGCACCTAATGTCCAGTTGTATGTAAACGATCGGTAATTGTATAATATATTTGATTCTGTGGCCGGAAGAGTTTTTGGTCCATTTTTAAATAAATTACCATCAGTTGACGGAGAGGTTTCAGTTGAAGGTTGACTAGATTTTATTGTTGCATCTGTCATGTTTTATCCTAATGCTTTTTTAATATCAGCAAGTTGAGGAAGAAATATTACTTGCCCAGGCACAAAATCATATACCGAATCTCTAAGTACATCTTTATTTCGTACAGCAAACACCCACCATAATTGTGAATCACCATATATATCATATGCTAATAAATCTGGACGATGCATGTACAACGAAGTTATTTGAAATTGTATATCTGTTAATTGTCCCGGAATATCTATAAAATTTATAATGTCAAGATAACCGTTGACTAAATCTGTCTTTGTATACGGACTTAACTTATTGTATATTGAACTCATTAAATATATCCTTTACCTTGTAATCCACCATTATTCCAACTTTGAACACCAAACGCTAGCATTTCTCTACGACTATACATAATATTCAATGTTAAGCTTATTGTGCTAATAACCGGAACCATACTTTGTCCATATGTTGTTGGACTTCCTGCTCTACCAACTGATATATAATCAACATTATCAGGTAAATCATGTTTCCAACTTGCAACCGAAACTGGAACATTATTCATCATATAATCACCATAGGCATCAAATCGGCACACCGGAGGCGGAGTTCCTGCATCCGGATCATTACCAAATTTCATTTTAATCAATGACCGTAACGTATGAATTACTCCTAATAATACTGCTCCTTCAAATTCTGATTGAACTGTAAACTTTGCAGTAACAGTTATTGGTCCAACTGAACTGTTTCTATAAAAATATAATGGAAAATTTGAATGAAGTGGATTTTGGGTGGAATAATTTGCTTGATTTTCTATTCCAATAGTCGGAGTATATGGAAATAAAATACCACCATTTTTTTTAATGATGTTATCTGGGCCAGCGGCTGGCCCAACAAGATAATCAGCAGGAATACGAAGTTTTGCCCTCATATCTTTTGCACCTGACCATTGTGCTAATGCACCCGGTGTTAATGGACGAGTTGCACCGAACGGAATTGAAGTTCCGAACCCTAAAGTTGATGAAATTGTCTGGCCAAGTAATTGACCAAGTACTGGTATATCTGTAATTGCCATATTTGATTCCCTTATTGTATATTTAACCAAATAAATAATATGCTAAGTTAATTATTTAGTTGACTTTATTTAATTTTTATAGTATACTTAAAGAACATAAGGAGAGTGCAACCCAATGAAAGACACAATTATAAAACCATCAGGAAGAAAACAAAATTATCTTAATAATAAAGATTTGTTAGCAGAGATACACAAAAGCAAAGCAAGTTTTAGTAGTTATACCAGTAACGATTATATACAACACGATATTATCTTATCATCATTAGATAAGATTGACGAACAATCAATTGAAGATGCAAAACGAGCTCGGGCAAAACGACAAGGATTAATAGCATTTAATACTGCTCGAATTGCTGGAGATTCAAAAATAAAAATTTCTGAAACAACACCAGATTATAATTTAATTAATAAAGATGCATTAATTATTAGAATTATGACATTTGACCATATTCCTTTAGCCCCGGGTCGTAAAAAAACAACAAAAACAACTGCTGATCTGCATGAAAAAGTAAACTTTCCTCCATATCAACATTGGAAGTTTGATGAAAATGATTCATTAATATGCGTTGGCAAAAGCCATTGGAAAGGAGATGTTACGTCAGGACATTTTAGTAAAGATCACGGTCGCATTTCTGAAAATTTAGGACGAATGTTTATTAAACTTACCGAACGATATGCTCAAAGAAGTAATTGGCGAGGATATACTTACGTAGATGAAATGAAAGGTCAGGCAGTTCTTCAATTAAGTCAAATTGGGTTACAATTTGACGAATCAAAATCAGAAAATCCATTTGCATATTTTACTGCTGCTATGACAAATTCTTTTACTAGAATATTAAATTTAGAAAAAAAGGTACAAAACATACGAGACGATATGTTAGAAGATGCCGGGTTAACTCCTAGTTCTACTCGACAAAGTAGTCAAGAATTTGCAGAAGAAAATGCAAAACAAGCAGAACTTTATAAAAAATTACGTATGCCAAAAACAGAAGAAATTATTAATGAAGAGATCAAAGATAACGGATGATGATTTGAGATATTTTAAAGAACGAGACCAAGCGTTAGGCAGAAAATTAGCAGCAGAAAAGTCTTTTAGACAATACAAACTAGCAAAAGAAATTTTTGAGAAACAAAATGACACAACTGTTTAAAAAAGTAGCATGTTTTACAGATTTACATATAGGTCTAAAAAGTAATTCAACAACACATAATCAAGATTGTGAAGAATTTATTGATTGGTTTATTGCAAAAGCCAAACAAGAAGGTGCAGAAACTTGTATTTGCTTAGGCGATTGGAGTCATAATAGAAATAGTTTAACATTACCATCTCTTAATGTAAGCATTAGATGTTTAGAAAAGTTAGGTAAAGCATTTGATCAGTTTTTTTGGTTTCCCGGTAACCATGATTTATTCTATAAAGATAAACGTGATATTCATAGTTCAGAATTTGCAAAACATATTCCTGGTGTAACCGTAATTGATAAAGTTACTACTATTAGTGATGTAACGTTAGTTCCATGGCTTGTTGGTGAAGAATGGAAAACTATCAGTAAAATTAAAAGCAAATATATGTTTGGGCATTTTGAATTACCATTATTTTATATGAATGCAATGGTACAAATGCCCGACCATGGCGAATTACAAGCTAATCACTTTGTACATCAGGAATATGTGTTTAGTGGACACTTTCATAAACGGCAATCACGCGATAAAATTGTTTATATCGGAAATGCTTTCCCTCACAATTTTGCCGATACCTGGGATGATGAACGCGGGATGATGTTGTTAGAATGGGGCGGAACTCCAAAATTTTATAATTGGGAAGATGCTCCAAAGTTTAGAACCATAAAACTAAGCGATCTAATCGATCGTAAAGATGAAATTATGAAATCAAAAATGTACTTAAAAGTAAATTTAGATATTGACATAAGTTACGAAGAAGCTAATTTTTTAAAAGAAACATTTATTAGTGATTATGATATCAGAGAAATTAGTCTTATACAGGAAAAAAATTCGGTCGAAGGAACAACAGATGACAATCCTGATGTAGAATTTGAATCAGTTGATCATATTATAACTGATCAAATTGTTGCAATTGAATCAGATTCGTTTGATACTTCATTATTATTAGACATTTATAACAATCTATGACATTTCAAATAAAATCAATCTCATGTAAAAATTTCCAAAGTGTTGGTAATGTATTGCAAGCAGTATCGTTTGAAAAAGAACATCTTACTCTTGTACTTGGAGAAAATTTAGACCTCGGCGGGGACTCCGGAGATTTTAGAAACGGGGTCGGAAAATCAACTATGCTTAATGCATTAAGTTATGCATTATATGGTCAAGCTCTTACCAATATTCGCAAGGAAAACTTAATTAATAAAACTAATGGTAAAAATATGTCGACTTCTGCCGAAATTGAAGTAAAAGGAATTAATTATCGTATTGAAAGAGGCAGAAAACCCAATTTTCTTAAACTATTTGTTAATAATCAAGAACAAACTGCAACTGATATAGTTGATGATGCACAAGGTGATAGTAGAGAAACTCAAAAATATATTGAACAACTTTTAGGTATGAGCCATACTATGTTTAAACATATAGTTGCGTTGAATACTTATACAGAACCGTTTTTAAGTATGCGGGCCTCTGATCAAAGAGAAATTATTGAACAGTTGCTTGGAATTACTGTTCTGTCAGAAAAAGCAGAAAATCTTAAGCTTCAAATGAAATCAGTTAAAGATGATATTCAATTAGAATCTTTTAAAATTGACGGAATTAAGATTGCAAATGAGAATGTACAAAAAAGTATTGATAGCTTAGGTATTAAAAGCTCTGCCTGGGAATCTAAAAAGAATAGTGAGCTTGAAAACTTAGGAAAGGCTATAATGCAGTTAAGTTCAGTTGATATTGATGCAGAACTTAATTCACATGAAACATTAAAACAGTGGAATATTAATAATAATAAACTTAAAGATCTTAATAAACAAAAAGCAATGTTAGAATCTGCATTAAGTCAGGCACAAAAAACATGCGACAAATATATTAAAGAACTTGAAAGTTTATCAAATAAAACATGTCATGCATGTGAACAGGCATTACATGATAATAAACATGAAGAATTGGTATTAATTGCATCTACTCATTTAGAAGATTCTCAAATTTATCTTAATAAAGTAGCAGTTGATTTAGAAAATATATTAGAAGAAATTAGTACAGTTGGTAATTTACCAAGGCCGCCTATTACATTTTATGAAACCGAAACAGAAGCACAAGGACATAAAAATAATCTTGCAAATCTTGAGAAAAAATTAGAAGAAAAAATCGTTGAAAATAATCCATATAACGAACAAGTTGAAGAATTAAAAAATACTGCTTTACAAGAAATTTCTTGGGATACAATAAACAAACTATCTAAAATAAAAGAACATCAAGACTTTTTATATAAACTTCTTACAAATAAAGATTCGTTTATACGTAAAAAAATTATTGATCAAAATCTTAGCTATCTTAATAAAAGATTAAGTTATTATACTGAAAAAATAGGATTACCTCATAAAGTTGTATTTCAAAATGATCTAAATGTTGAAATAACACAGTTAGGGCAAGAGTTAGATTTTGATAGTCTTTCAAGAGGTGAACGTAATAGACTTATTTTAAGTTTAAGTTTTGCATTTAGAGATGTTTGGGAAAATTTATATCAACATATTAATTTATTGGTAGTAGATGAGCTTCTTGATTCAGGAATGGATCCAGCAGGTATCGAGGCAGGGTTAAGTGTTTTAAAGAAAATGGCACGTGAACGAAATAAAAATATCTTTTTAATTTCGCATAAAGATGAATTAATAGGACGGGTTGATAGTATTTTAAAAGTTATAAAGTGCAACGGCTTTACAAGTTACGATTCAAATCCAGAATATGTGGGGGCCGCATGAGTGATCTGATAAACAAGTATGTTGAACAGCATGACACATTTGTTGAATTGCTAGTCAAATATTATTCGTTACATGAAAGGTTTGTAGAAAGACAAAGCCCGGAACGTACATTAGAGTTACGTAATATATACAAAAAAATGCGATTAGCATTAAAGAGTATGGAAAAAACCGCACAAGAAAGAATGCACGAACGCAGGATTGAGTGGGGATTAGTTAATAGATTACCAAAGGAAAATAAAAATGAGTGAAACAACAGTACAAATTACAGAAGCAGTTGCTGCATATATTGCAGAAGATACAAAATTTCAAGCAGGCAATGCTGCTGCTGGTACCCGTGCCCGTAAAGCATTGGCAGAATTAGGCAAATTAGTTAAGACTCGACGAAACGAAATTACAGCGGAAAAAAACGCGCGTAAAGAAGCAAAAACAGCTTAATCTAAAATTTTCTACCTGTTAATTTTGGAAATAGCAATGACATGGACGTATAAAGGTACACAAATTACACAATTACCAGACGATTGCGTTGGTTTTGTTTATTTGATAACAAATATTGCAACAGGTAGAAAATATATTGGAAAGAAGTTGGCAAAATTTAGTAAAACAACTTATAAGACTGTAAAATTAAAAAACGGCACAAAAAAGAAAAAGAAAATTCGAAGCAAAGTCGATAGTGATTGGCTTGATTATTTTGGATCTTCTTTAGAATTAAACAAAGACATTGAACATTTAGGCAAAGAAAATTTTACACGAGAAATATTATATTATTGCATTTCAAAAGCTGAATGCTCATATATAGAAGCAAAATTACAATTTGAATATAAAGTTTTAGAATCAACAGATTATTATAACGGTCAAATAGCCGTTAGAATACATGGCTCACATATCTTAAAAAACAAAGGCAAATAATACAGGTTATGCTTGCACCGGCTAATATCGGGTGCCTATGACAACAGGACTTTTTAGTCACTGGGACGGAAATCTTTGCGCTGTAACAAAGTACTCATTCAGTATCCTTAACAGGACCTTGATCGCTCTCTAAGACCTGCGGTTTGAATGTTTGAAAATAATTAATATAGGCAAAAAGAAGGAACAGTGATTCCTACGTTTACATATATGTTAGTGTATAAATGTAAACCGCCGTTGTATAAAGACGGAGCTCGAGGTACCGGACAACCGCCTCTGTAACGCTCTAACACTAAGTGACTTGAGTACTCAGATAATGCCAAGTTCTGCTCTTTGCCCTCGCTCTGGGCAAAGAGTGACCATTATATCTAGATAATACTTATTCAGTTTATAGTTTTAAAAAAATGCTTCGAATATGAGTGATAACGAATATGACGAAGCATATGAGCGTTAAGCTCATATAAACATATAAATAATAATAACTATTTTAAGGATAACTCGTATTATGAAAATTACTCAAATTATTAAAG